CCCTCACAAAGGCATTGGGCATCGTGAAGCTGGCGTGTGAGTCGTGTGACATCTCACGGAACACACACTACCGATGGCTCAAGGAAGACCCAACGTACAAGGCAGCGTGTGACAACCTGCCCGAAGTCGTGTTGGACTTTGCCGAACACCACTTGCACAAACTCATCTCGCAAGGCAACCCGGCAGCGACCATCTTCTACATGAAGACCAAAGGCAAGGGCAGGGGCTACGTCGAGAGACAAGAGATTGAGGTGGCCGATAAGAAGCCGTTGTCTTGGTTTGTGTCCGACGACTCCTCGGTGTCATGAGCAAGAAACTTGAACGCCGTCACTCACGGGAGGTCTTGGAAAAGATGCTTCGTGAACGTGGCATTGCCTACACGGTTCCGAGTTCTGGGTGCTACAAGATAAACGGGTACGTGTACCACCATTGGTCGAAGGGCTACACGAAGGGAGGGTGGACATACTACGAGAGCCACAAGGAGTTTTTGGATAGCTTGTGAGGCAACCCGCCACATACCACCACGTCAAGAACTCGCCCGCCAAGATTCAAGCTTGTGAGGCAACCCGCCACATACCACCACGTCAAGAACTCGCCCGCCAAGATTCAAGTTCACCAAGGCGGTACGCGATCGGGCAAGACGTACTCCATACTCACCGCCCTGATTGAATTGTGCCACCGCAACGAGAACTCCGGGGCGGTTATCACCATTGCACGAAAGACCTTCCCAGCCATACGCGCCTCGGTTATGCGGGACTTCTTCGAGATACTCGAACGGGAGGACATCTACGACGTCAACCTTCACAACAAGAGCGAAGCAACCTACATCCTATTCGGGAACATGGTCGAGTTCATCTCGGTTGACCAACCGCAAAAGGTCAGGGGCCGCAAGCGTGACATCTTGTTCGTCAACGAAGCCAACGAGCTCACCCTCGAAGATTGGAGACAGCTTATGCTACGAACAACGGGCAAGGCGATTATCGACTACAACCCCTCGGATGAGTTCCACTGGATATACGACCACGTACTCACCCGGTCCGACCACGAGTTCTTTCAAACCACATACAAGGACAACCCGTTTCTCCCGGAGTCAACCGTGGCAGAGATTGAACGACTGAAGGAAGCCGACCACGACTACTGGAGGGTGTACGGGTTGGGTGAACGTGGAGTCTCCCGTGCGACGATCCTCACCCACTGGAAGCAAGTAGTTCAAGTCCCGGAAGGGTGGCGACTACTCAACATCGGGTTGGACTTTGGATATACCAACGACCCCACGGCCATCGTCAAGGTCTACACCGACGGTCACGGCTTCTGCCTCGACGAGGTTTGCTACGCTACGGGTCTCACAAATGCAGCCATCGCCCAAACCCTAAGAGACGCAGAGATAGGTAAGGCTATGATTGTCGCCGACTCAGCCGAGCCCAAGTCCATCGACGAAATCCACGGGCACGGGTTCAACATACACCCAGCTCGGAAAGGCCCGGACTCGGTTCGGTCGGGTATAGACTTCCTCCGGTCTCGTCCGCTCTTCATCACCGAGCGCAGCGTGAACGGCATCAAAGAACTCCGGAACTACAAATACAAAGAGGACAAGAACGGACGCCAACTGAACGAGCCCGTCGACGCCTTCAACCACTTTATCGACGCCTCACGCTACGCCGTGACGTGGAACCAGACGAACCCGAACTTCGGCAACTACGCCCTCGGATAACTTCAGACATTCACCCTTTTGAACTTGTAACAATATGAAGCTGCGCCTACCCGCCACTTTCCAAGACCTCACCCTCCGGCACCTTATGACGCTCGAAACGGAAACCGACCCCGTTAAGCGCGTCCATGCCGTCACGGGCCACTCCTTCGCAGAGCTCCGCAAGATGCCCCACAAACTGATCGTGGAGGCCAACGCACACCTCGACACCTTGCAAGCCAACGAGGTCGCCCAGCACAAAGAAATCATCGAACTCGGAGGAGTTGAGTACGGGTTCGTGCCTGACTGGGACGAGTTCAGCGCGGGAGAGTGGATTGATATGGAGACGTACACGGCGGACTTTTGGAAGACACCCCACAAGGCCATGAGCATCCTATACCGACCACTCGAAAGGAAGTGGGGGGACCGCTACTCAATCAAACCGTACACGGCCAAAGAGGACGCCGACGTGTTCCTCGATATGCCCGCCCCTCTCGTCGCAGGTGCGTTGCTTTTTTTTTGGAGTACCGAAAAGAAACTACTGAACGCTTTGCAGTCCTCTTTAATTCAGAAAACGCAGGAGGTGACGAGTTTGCTACAAAGTGGGGATGGTACCCTGTCCTTTACACCTTGGCTGGCGAGGACATTCTCAAGATGGATGCGGTCACGAAGCTACCCGTTGGCCACGCCTTCACCCACCTCGCCTACCTCAAGGACTTGAATTTCAAAAGAGAGCAAGCCAGTAAGAACCGCATCGCATGATCACATTTAACAACATCGTCTCCAAGTTTGAGGAGTTCTGCGACGACCACTTCTTCATCAAGACGTTCTCGTATGGCTCGCCCTCGGACGTGGACTTGGAGAAGTTCGAGCAGTACCCGCTCCTCCACTTGGTGTACACGGGTGGAGACTACAACTCCCCCAAGGCGAAGACCTACAACCTCGAAGTCTACATTCTCTCCCTGCCTCCATCAAAGGCGGACAAGGTGGAATATCAAAAGGAGAACATCTCCAACGCAGAGCAGGTTGCCGAGGACATCTTGGCAGACATCCAGAACGGAGGCAACATCTTCCAATTCGGGTTTCACTACGACCTCGTCAACGCCTCGGTGACACCTTTGGAGGAGTCGCAGAGCAACGCCCTTGCCGGGTGCCTCTTGGACATCGCTATCTCGGTTCCCTACACCTACGACTCGTGCAACGCTCCACTCACAGGCGTTGAACCCGAAGGCAGCACGACGCCCGCTTTCAAGGCGCGGGGCCTTCTCCGGGTGCGTGAACTGGACGGGGCGCCGGACGTGTTAAGCGTGGCCACCATCAACGTCCCCAATGGCAGTTTGACCGACGACGGCGACGGGGAAATTACCTTGACCTTTGGAGGCGGAGGTGACGCAGACACGGCCGAGAAGGTACACTTCCCGGTGCGTAACGACGAAGGCGCCACCATCTCCGCAGGCACGCCCTTGTACTCCCGTGGTGAGATTGGAGGCAGTGAACGCATCCTCGTGGGCATTGCCGACGCCAGCGACCCGGCAAAGATGCCCGCAATCGGCATCGCCGAAACCGAACTCACGACAACCGCAAGCGGCAAGGACGGGTTCTCCATCATGACCGGAACGTACAACACCAACCTCTCAGGGTTCACAGGACTCGAAGAGAACGACGTTCTTTACGTGGATGCAGGGGGCGGCTTGACCAAAGACAAACCCACGGGAACGAACCTCATTCAAAACGTGGGCGTCGTGCTCAAGACCAACGGCACCATTTGCCAAGGTCTCAAGGTGTCGTGCATCGGACGGACTAACGACGTGCCGAACCTTCCCGACGGCAAGTTCTTCATCGGCTCGGCTACGAACACCACGGAGAGCGACTACGGCCTACCTACAACCGCTCCAAACGACGGGGAGACCTTGGTGTACAACGACGTCACCGACGACTTCGAGGGCGGCTATCCTACCTCCGAGGGGCAGGTATCTACCCTCATTCTCTCTTCGACCAATTCAGACTCACAAAGTTTGGCAACCTTTCCGGTACGCTTGGGCCGGGTCTCTGACGGTAGTTTGACTTTTACGCCTAACATGAGAGCGGGGTTGGCGATGGGTGTCCCGCTTGAATCAAACGGCTTTCAGATCACCGCACTACCTATAACACCGGGCTCAACGGTCTCGGTCGACTTCTCGATTGAATGTAGCGCCCCTGTAGGGACTTTGGCAACGGTCTACATGGAAAGCAAGGCGGGGTGGTTTAGCTTTTTCACCAACACTGGAAGTGTCATAACGGCAGACGGAACATATAACACTATCACCATTGTAGAACAAGACGTCGAGGTCCAGACTATAGGACTGGCGAATCGTTTTCAATTTAATATCGGAATACTTGTTGGGGGCCCGGTTGCATACCGCAACCCTCAATGTACAATCACCGTAAACCATGCCTGAACAATTTGAATGGATTGACGCAGAGAAGGCGTCAACGACAGGAAAGGAACAGCTCGCCATGTTCGAGCGGCTCGTCGACTTCGTCAACGCTCGCCTTGCAGAAATCGAAGCCCTACAAACCGAAATGACCGACGTCAAGACCGACGTCGAAGACCTAAAATCAGACTCACCAACACCCTCTAAATAATGGAATTTTTTACTGAAAACTGGGCAGAAATCGCCCTCGCCGTTATCGCCCTCGCTGGTACTATCACCGGCCTCACCGAATCGACTGAAGACGACAAGATTGTGGACGTCCTCCGCCGCATCGTGAACGCCATCGTATTCGGCAAGGCGAAGTGAAGACGGACGACTTCGATAAGGTACTCAAGGACTTTGCCGAAGAGGTAAACCTTGCAGCCAAGCGAACCCTCGGCTCCCGTAAGATTGGAAAGAACCGGTCCTATGGTGTCGCGTCGCGTTCCTTGCAGAAGTCGCTTGAATACAAAATAGGAGACGGCAAGGTGGAGTTTGGTTCGCCACTCCCCTACGCCGCCTTCATCCATTGGGGCGTCAACGGAACCAGACGGAACCGGAACGCCCCCTTCTCATACAAGAACGAAACCAAACTCCCCGTGCCCGCCATCAAAGAATGGATGCGGGCAAAAGGCATCAAGCCGCGCGACAAGAGCGGCAAGTTCATTGCCAAGGTTGGGCCAAGGGGTGGCGACCGTGTGGCCAGCGCCGCGTACATGATTGCCCGAAGCATCAAGCGCAACGGAATCCACGGCCTCAAGTACTACTCCGTGGCCCTCGAAAGCATCGTGCCACAATTCACCGACAAGATGGGCGACGCCCTTGTCAAAGACCTCCTCTCCTCCCTCTCCTTCAAGACGGGGAACATCACCGTGAAACTCAAATAAAATGGCCGCAAGAATCTTTGACGACCCCGGCTTTGACGTTCGCCCCGCTGGGCAGCCGCTCATCTTCTCCATCGACGACACAGGCACCACCCCGGATAGGTTCGTGGTTATCGTCAAACGTTCCAGCGTCTACACGGCAGGGTCGCCCGTTGAGGTGGCCAAATTCTACCTCACGCCCAACACGGAAGGGGTGGCCTTCTTTGACCTCTCACCCATTGCCGAGAGTGTCTTGGAAGACCCTTTGAAGGCGGGCAGCACGGTCGTACACAAGACGGCCCTCCTTGCTGACGCAATGGACGGCCTTACCATGCAGCGGTTTCAGGTTCAGGTGGCAGAATACGACAACTCAACAGGTGAGGGAAGCGTGGACGACACGGAAGAGGTCATTGTGACAAACGGCACGCAACAAATAGCCGACGGCCTGCATCCAAGTTTTAGCGACTACCTATGGGGAAACGACGTCGGGTTCTTGACTGAACGCCCCGTTGTCTCGAACGTCATCACACACCGGGCACGACGTGATGAGGAGATGGTGGTCAGCTTCATTGACGGCGACGACATCGGAGAGGCAAGGACGGGGACGTATATCATACGAGGAACCTTTGTCCCTTATTCGGGCTCGTCTTATGATGCCACTGTTGGTGTTCTGCCTACCGGAACCGACTTAACGGAGATGCTCCTGCAAATCCCTATTGGCGGCCCCAACCTTGAGGGCAACTACGCCTCGGTTCCTTTCACATTGGAAGAGACGGACTACATCAACTTCTTTTTGTACCGCACCGACGCGGGAAACCAAGGGCAAATCGGCAACGCCTACCGCGTGGTGTTTGACGACACGAGAGGTTGCCGAAACACGGCTACGCAGGTCGCATGGATTAACACACGCGGCGGATGGGAGTACCTCCGCTTCGACACACGAGCGCCCAAACAAATCAGCGTCGAGGGCAAGACTTACCGCAAGACCATTGGCACCTACGGCAGCTCCACGTTCTCGTTTGACCCGGCAGGTAGTCAGTACGACACCTTCGCCAAAACAGGCAAGGAGCAATTCACCCTCCAAGAGAACTTCTTCGACGTGAACCAACGCGCCCTTTTGGACTCTCTGATGAAGTCGCGGCTCGTACAAATTCGTCGCATGGACGAGGACGTATGGAAGCCCGTCACCGTCCAGACCAACTCCCTCACGATCCAGCCCGCCGGGTCGCAGTTCTACAACGTGTCCCTCACGGTTGAAATCGCCCAAGACGTCCGATGTTAAGACTCGTCATAAACAACCAAGACGTCGAACTATACGAGAACGCACCCGTCAATCTCAAGTTCCAGTTCTCCGACGTCGAGAAAATCAACAACCCGTTGGCGAGCTACTCGCAGTCCTTCCGGGTTCCGTTAACTCAAAACAACGTCGACATCTTTGGCCACCTCGACCAAGTGACGGAGGTGGGAGGGTTGGACTTGAGGCAGC